ATGGTACACTGGTGTAGATATCTCTCCAAAAGCTATTGCGCTAGGACAGAAACTATTCCCAGGAGCCCACTTTCACATACATGACATAGAGCATGACGCGTTGCCCTTCAAGGACCGGAGCTTTGATACAATAGTGGCGAGTGAGGTCTTTGAACACTTGCAAACACATAAATTGCTCCTAAGCGAAATACGCAGAGTGGCGCGCACCTCAATTATCATTACAGTACCAATGAGTATGGGCGGAGTAGGACATATATGGCCTCAGTGGAGCTACCAGGATATCATAGACAAGTTCGGTGTCTTAGGCGGCTTCGTTGAGATACGAAGATGCTTCGAAGGAGCAGGAAAGTTCAATCTATGCTACATACGAGCACGCGGCGAGCCTACAAAGGAGAGCCTGTTAAGATGAGAATTGGCTTCGCTATACCTACCTACAACCGTGCGGATAACCTGAGACTGGTGCTACACGGACTTGAACTACAGACCAGCCAGGGATTCGATGTAGTAGTCTGTGATCATGGAAGTACCGATGATACGCTGGAAGTCACTAGATTGTTTGATGTCAGCTACTGCCGACTAGAGCGTACAGCATATGATCCTGGTGCAGCTAGAAACACGGCGGTACAGAGTCTTTCTGTGGAAGTAACGCATATCTGGTTTCTCGATAGCGATGTTATCTTGAACCCTGAGGCAGTTGAGCACGCAGTTACTAAGCATCTAACAGCTAGTCCAGAGGTAATAATTACTGGAAGGTATGACTGGCTGAAGAAGGGAGTTCGTCAGCCACCATTTGAGGGGCTCGGCATAGCAGATCAGCGTCAGAGGACAGCAGGCTGGGACTGCAATAAGGTAGTAAAGTGCTCAGGGGCTGCACTGACCGGAAACCTAGTAATCCCTGTAGACGCTTTTGAGATGACAGGCGGGTTTGATCCTAATCTTGCCGGAAGTCGTTCAGAGGATTGCGAGATGGGCTACAACATGAGAAGTAAGGGTCTTACAATGGTGATGTGCGAGGGTATCATTGGCTACCATCTGGCGCATCCTCGTATCCAGACGTCTGAAGAAGATCTAGCCGGTACTCGTAGAGGTGTTAGGTACATACACGAGAAGTATGACATCCCTCTAAAAAAGGAGTGGTATGACTAAGATGAGATTTGCCAGTCTAATTGTACTGTCGTACAACCGGAAAGAGTATCTCGAGAGGAGTCTGCGTTCGATACAGTTGAACACTAGATATCCCCACCAAATAATAGTGATGGATGACGCTAGTGACGAAGCTACTCAGCAGTGGTTGTTCGGTATGATGAGGGCAAAGAAGATTTCTCATGTATTGTTCAACTCAGGACACAATCAAGGGATCGGTGTTGCAATGAATCGCGGCTTTGCAATAGCGCGAGGCGACATCGTGATGAAGCTGGATTCGGACCTCCGGTACAAGCCGGGCTGGTTGACAGAGGTAGTACGGCTGTTGGATACCCACCAGCAAATTGGCTGTGTAGGCTTGTTCAAGTACTTCCACAAACCATGCCACTTCGATGAGCGTCTAATTAAGACGCACGCTGACTATCATGAAATGAGAGACTTTGTAGGGAGCGCGGTATGTTTCAGGACACAGCTACTGGAGGAACTTGGCCCGTGGAGGGAGGACAAGAGGTTTGCGGAGGACAAGTACTTCAAGGAGAAAGCGTTTGCAGCGGGGTACCAGATGGCCCTCCCTCTGAAGGACATAGCCGTCAACTTCGGGTTCGGGGAGCAGCACACGACTCTTATAGCTGGCTACGAGAATGGAGAACCCGTCTGGGAGTTTCCAGACGCTACTCCACTACTATTCGGGGACATAGTACCAGATGTCTAAAAAATGTTGCGTATCGGCGCTTGCGCTAGCACTTGCTCTAGCCGTACTATGGCTTCTGGCTACTCTAACTGTTAGAGCAGATGGTCCAGAGTTTACGGTTTGGGGGTATGTGACTCTGGATCGTGAGGGCGGCCCTCCTGTGCCTGAGACCACTGTGGTAGTGCACTGCAATACAATAGTGGGCCCGAGTCAGGACGGTGTGCCTCCAGGATATCCAGGGATAGATGGCTACTATGAGATAAAGTTTTCGAGAGTAGCCGAGCAGCTACGCGTCTATCTTGAGATGCCAGCTGACATGGAGGTAATTGGAAACTCCTCCTGCATACCATGTGGGCCCTGGAGTGTGAATCTAGTAGTGTGTAATATACCATCAGGCCAGAGTAGCTATAACATAGGACCACTGAACTTCTTTGTACGCTATCTGATACCTCCAACACCGACACAGACAGCGACTCAGACCAGTACGCCGACACCGACACCAACAGCAACTCAGACGAGTACGCCGACAGTAACACCGACGGCTACTCAGACTAGCACACCTACTACAGTTCCAACTGAGACACCATATCTGATGCCAACAGCTAGACCGGGAGGGCGTCCAACGCCGGATTCGTTCTTAGGTGTTGCTCAACGAGAACTAGAGAACCACGAAGAGTTCGTAGCTATATTCCGCTACTTCGTTTATGGCATACTTGGAGCCTTAGCTGCAGCCGGCTATCTTACAATACAGGAAAGAAGGAGCTAAATATGCCTGGTCCGCCCTGTCCACCAGACGATACCGATGACTGGCCCACATGGAGCAGATGGGTAAGATTAGCTCTAAAGAGAGTTATTGTCACAGGAGACAATCTTACTACTGACGTGGCTGGAATCAAGGAGCAGTTGCTGCCTAGGGTAGCTGTTCTAGAAGAGCGTTGCTCACCAGAGAAGATAAAGGATCTGACAGAAGGCGTCCAGAACAACAAGGTGTCCCTAGCTAAGCTAGGTGGAGTAGGGATAGTAAGTGGCGGCATGGTTGCTGCTGCTATGAAGTTAGCAGAAGCTTTAGCCGCCACAGTGAAGGCCGGAGGACTACCATGATAGAAGGAATTCTACCGGCAGGCTCTTCTAGACTAGTAAGGCTGCGTCGTAGGATAGCTAAGCTAGTTGCTGGAAGTTCCTGGCCAGAGCCCTCTAAGACTACTACTGGAGGAGTTGGCGCAGAAATGTGGTCAACTCTGGCTGCACCGTTCATAAACACGCCTACCAAGAGACTAGAAGTCTACCGTGATATGATAGAGATGGATGAAACGGTAGATGAAGTAGCTTCTAGCTTAGATATTCTAGCAGACAATGCAGTAGCAGCAGAGGCTGGCACCCAGGAGTCGTTCTGGATAGCCTACCACAGTGGTGACAACATACCGGAGGCAGTTAGACAGCTAATCACCGACGTCCTAGCCCGTACTTTATGGTACGAGAAGGCTTACGGGATAGCTCGTGATATGCTAAAGTACGGCGACAACTTTCTGCAGTACGTAGTAGATACAGATTCGAGAGTAGTACGCCTGATGTGGATGCCTCCTGCTACTATGATTCGGAACGAGGATCCACAGGGAAGGCTAGAGAGTAAGGGAGAGGCCTTCATTCAGGTAGAGCCAGCTACTCGTCTACCTATTGCAGCTTTCTATCCCTGGCAGATAGAGCACATGCGCTGGAATCATACAGGCAGCTCTGTCTACGGTAGGTCACTAGGTGCTACTGCTAGAACCTCCTGGCGCAAGTTACAGGCGATGGAGGAAGCCCTAGTCATTAACTGGCTCACACGCGCTTTTGCGCGACTACTCTTTATCTTAGATGTTACCGACATGACTGAGCCTGAAGCTACTGCACACATTCGTAACTTTAAGAATCAGCTACTGACCCGTAAGATAGCTAAAGGCGTAGAGGGTGTTGAGCAGCTGTCCGTAGTAAAGGATATCTTCATAGGGAGGGCATTCCATGAAATAGGAGGACGAGCACAGGAAGGGCTTGCAGATGTTAAGCTACTAAATACTAGCAGCACTGGATTTACTGATCTAACAGCCATAGAGTACTACCGCAGAAAAGTAGTAATGTCCATGCGTGTACCACCTGCGTATCTGGGGCTAGAGGCAGACATCAACGCCAAAGCTACTCTAGAGCAGCAGGATAGACGCTTCGCACGGACTATTCGAGCAATACAGTCCAAGCTTAGTATGGCCATAAAGCACACGATAGATCTTCAGCTGATACTTAAGGGCTTGGATCCTCGTAAGATACCTTACTTGATAATGTGGCCACCTACAGCGATAGGCGACTCGGTAGCTAAGGCTCAGGCGCTTAAGCACTACGCAGATGCAGACAAGACTCTGGTAGAGATTGGCGTCATAGATCCAGAGTACGTTGCTACACGACATCTTAACATGCCGCAGGTTGAGTGGGAGGCGCTACAGACGCGTCTAAAGGAAGGTGGCTTCAATGAAAGAGAAGAAGAAGAAGAGTAAAGTGCTAGAATCTGTGCAGCTAGCTCATGAGGATATACGCGATAGACTGCGTGTAGCTCTTGAGACACGCTACGCAATAGATCCTAGCTCCATGGAAGGGATCTGGATAAAGAAGACGTACGACGATAGAGTAGTCTTCGAGATGAACGGTAAGTACTGGGAACTCTACTACACTCTAGACGAGTCTGGAGAGATAGTGCTAGACGCAGGAGAGAAAGTTGTGATAGACACGTTCGTACCTGTAGTAGAGTCACACGTAGGTGCGCAGACAATAGGGTCTATAACGCGGCCCTTTAGTATCCTGGAAAGTGAAGGAGAAGATAAGAGCTTGCATTTCCAGGGCTGCGTACTTGTAGATGAGGTTCTAAGTCAGGGTGGTAAGGGGAGGTACTACTCCAAGGAATTCAATTCCCGCTGTATGGAATCTACCAACCTGTTCATGGCTGCTGGCGGAGTGGTAACAGTCTATAGCAGACACGCGAAGGCAGCAGGAGAGACTGGCACAGCCCTGTACGCTTCGGGGCTACCTGTAGGACGAATAACTAAGCCCTTGTGGCGGAAAGGAGCAGAGATACTATATGAAGCCATGATCTCGGATACGACTGAAGGTAGAGATGTTATCACTCTGATACGTGATGAAGTTCTGCAAGATACTTCACTAAGAGCCTCTAATTACAGTAGTCGTATGCGAGCTATGGAAGATGCCGGAATGGTCGAGGAAATGGTCAGTGCAGTTATTGTAGGCATTGACTTGTGCGATCAGGGTGGCATAGAAGGAGCAGGCATACGAAGAGTACTGGAAGAGGAACCACAGTGGATTGATACCGAGGAGGACAATACGATGGAGTTCACCGATCTGACTTTAGAATCACTGGTAGAGAACAGGCAGGATCTGCTTGACGCTCACACCAAACCACTCTTGGAGGCGAAGGTCGCAGAGATGGCTACCTTAGCGGACGCTAACGCGGCGTTAAAGACTCAGCTAGCTGCTGCAGCCGCGCCATCGCCAGATGCAGGCCGTCTGGCTATCCTGGAGGCATCAAATTGCGGTCTGTCCAAGATCATGGCAGACAAGCTTTCAACAATGGGCGTAGGTACCGCCGAGACTATTGCTCCAGTGCTTGAAAGTGTACGAGCAGCTTCTCTTCAGGAGCTAGTTGCAGATGTTACTCCTGCAGCTCCCGTGCCTCCAGTGGCTCCCGTAGTTCCCGGAGTTCCTGTAGTTCTGGAGTCCGCTCTAGGAAAGAGTAATCTGCCCAACATGGATCCTAGTGGTGCGCCGCCTGCTGAGCAGGAACTGTCACCAGACGAGCAGCGCATCCTTGAGCTTGCTCAGGGTCACCACACCAGACGTTCGTAGTTCGTAGGTCAGAATCTATAGCTTAGGAGGAACGACGATGCTACCGACAAGAGTTTCACCATATCGGGTCCTACAGTCAAATGGACCTAACGACGGCTTCATAGCCACTCAGATGCAGTATCAGGATGCTCTGATCAGCAAGTGGATGTGGCTGCTTGAAGGCACCAAGAAACAGTCTCTAACGTCTATACCAGAGCACCAGTGGGGTCCTCTGGCAATGATGTTCGAGAACCAGCAGCACATCAGTGCTGGTAGGAAGAGCGGCGGTCTCTTAGAGGCCACCCTGCAGACTGACGTAGCTTTGCCGCAGAAGTTTGCACTTCCTATAATCCGTATGGTCTTCCCGCACCTGATCGTGAACAAGATCGCGTCTATCCAGCCTCTCCCGATCGTCTCTGGTGGAGTGGGTAGGATCTTCTTCGAGGACTTCCAGAGGGAAGACGACAGTGACGAGAGTATCTCCACGCCCGATAGTGACTACTCCCTGAGTTCGGAGAACGCTGTACCGAAGCGCCTCAAGATGGTCATCACGTCTGAAACCGTGACTGCTATCAAGCACATCCTGGGCGCAACCTGGTCTACTGAGGTTGCCGAGGACGCTCGTGGTGCTCTGGGTATCGACGTTGAGGGTGCACTGGTAAACCAGATGGCGCAAGAGATTCTACGGGCCATCGACCAGGTGTGTCTTACCGAGATCCTGGTAGGCGCAGGTTCCGGTAATACCAACTGGCACTGGACGATTGGCGCAGCCTACACGACCGCAAAGTCCTGGTACCAGACCCTTGGGGATGCCCTGATCGACGCAGAGGCCGACATCTACGATAACAGGTACCGTCACGCTGACTGGATCGTAGGAGGCCGCCGCTTCTGCACGTACCTGAAGAAAATGCAGAGCTTCATCCCTGCACCCAGGCCGAAGGGCGGGCCAGTCCCGTTCCGCATGGGAGTGCAACAGATAGGAGTACAGGGTCTCTGGGACGTATACATGACGTCGTATCTGAACACCGACAGGGCGATCATGGGATACTACCCGACATCACAGCTTGATACTGGGTACATCTACTCGCCCTATATCCCGCTGGCACCAATGCCCCTGGTGTACGCAGAGTTCGCGGCATATGACGACGCTACACTGCCGGGAGCTTACACCAACGTGGACAAGTTCAGTCGTAACGTGCGTACTAGGTTTGCTAAGAAGATGGTGGTAGCGAACGCCTACTCCACCCTCTCCATATCGGCCTAGACATAGTGTAGAAGAGGGGACCACTATGTTTGTAAGGAACAAAACTGGTGTACGGCAGTCGTGTAGCTTCCATCAGGTATCTTTGCCTCCTGACGTATGGACTGACTTACCATACGAGGCAGCAATGCACCTGTGGGAGCAGCGACTGGTGGACATTCGACCTGAGAAACCAGCCAACTGTAGTAAAGAACTTATACAGTGGCTAAGTCCGTTCTCAATGGGCGATGGCTATGCTACAGCAGCCGAGAACATGGTACATGCACTTATAGCTCTAGAACAGAAACTACAAATTTCACAGTGCTGGTTTGTAGTACGAGACGGACTGGATCCTCGTACCATCGAACTACTGGATAGAAAATCTACAGTTCCTGCCCTGGTAGGTATCTGTATGGCTACGCCAGGGGAGTTTCATAAGCTCCCGACGCCCTGTAAGATCGGGCTTACCATGTACGAGACAGACGACCCGCTCTCTGTACATCCAGAGTGGCGCAAGCAGTGCAACGAGGTTGACCTTCTTATAGTTCCAAGTGAGTACTGCAAGAAGGTGTTTGCACAGTTCGTCAAGGTGCCGATAGAGGTGGTACCCCTAGCAGTTAATCCTATATACTACATAGGTACCACCTACGTGCGGCCTAAGAGAGACACGTTCACGTTCGTTACTCACGGTACACTCTCGGGTAGGAAGTCACCACTTGAACTGATTTCCAGCTTCAAGAAGGCCTTCCCGAAAGAGAGTGACGTTCGTCTAATCTTGAAAACTCGCAACGAGATATGCGGCTACAAAGAGCATCAGTTGCCGGATATAGATGACTCGCGGATAACTATAGTAAGTGAAGACTACTACCCAGACCGGATGCTGCAGTTTCTAAAGGACGCCGACGCCTACGTCTTCCCTACCAAGGGAGAGGGATACGGACTTCCACCTAGAGAAGCGATGGCCACAGGTCTACCTACGATATTTGCTAACAACACTGGCCTTATAGATCTCGCCTGGCCCACAGTAAACTGGCCGATGCCTTGTACTGAACTGGTAACTTCACCCATAGGCGGAAAGTGGTGGTCGGTAGATGAAGAGTACCTGGTAGAGTCCATGCGATGGATCTACGAGAACCAGGAAGAGGCCAAGCAGCGTGGTATAGCTGGAGCCGAATGGTTCATACAGAATAGAGGCGCAGAAGCATCTGCTAGACAACTTATGAAAGTTCTCGCCTCGTTCAATACAGGAAAAGCTCTTCGACTACAAAAGAAGAAAAAGCTGGTAGCCATGGAGACTCTGACTAACAAAGCAGCTTCTAGACACAAGATCTTTTTCGACGTAGCGTCAGAAAAGCTTAAACAGACGCGTGGGGTAGTTCTAGACGTAGGAGTATCAGGCGGGGAAGGCATTGCATATGTAGAACTTACCCGTAGAGGGCACCAGGTAATAGGTCTTGTACGCCCAGGAACACGAGCACAGGTACGTAAGAAACTAGTAGCCGCAGGAATAAAGAAACCTAGGTTGAGAGAAGTAGCTCTTCCTAAGCTAGGAAGTCTGCGGACTAACTACATAGTTTCGGGCTGCGTATGCCACTCTACCCTGCAAGCCTATTCGTCGATGACTGAGCTAAAAAAGATACTTACTGGAATGTTTTCTCACTCGCACAACTCTCACATATCTGTTCCTACAGTATACTATCCAGGACACTTTAGCCCAGAAGCCCTGCTACTACGACCGGAATTCTGGAAAGACGTACTAGTAGGCTTCGCAGCAGACTTTCGCCTTTACGGTCCTGACAAATGCTACATACGCGTACAGCTTCTGGAGCAGATACAGAGAGAAGTGCGTAGTAAAGGACGGATAATAGACGGAACTTGGAGGCAGCAGCGTAAATGAAGAAGGTAGATGTTCATCTACTAGTGAAGGACGAGATCGAGCTGATAGAGGGCTACTTAGAGCAGTTCGAGAACTGGGAATCACTAGGCAGGATCGTAGCCGTAGACACCGGTAGTACAGATGGAACCTTTGAGTTACTTCAGGACATTCCACAGGTGCAGGTATCGTCCCACCCACTTAATATGGACTTTTCAACAGCTCGTAACTTTGGGCTAGCCTGGTGCCTTAACAAGTGGGTGCTACAACTGGATGCTGACGAGCGCCTTAGTGAGGGTCTTCTAGAGTGGATTACTGCGTTCGTGGCCAGCGAAGACGCACTGACAGTCGAGATGGTAGCGATACACAGGGAGAATCTAGTCGAAGGCCACGATATAGGACCCAATACGCACGAGGCTCACATTAGACTCTTTAGGGCGCATCGTCGCTTTCAGGGAAGGATACACGAAAGTTTGCGGAGAGGCGTGCTTGAGAGGGTGATCGAAGCTCCCTCTGTGCTGCCGATTTTGCACCACAAGACTTCGGCCAGACAGGAGCGTCAGAACGCACTATATCAGCTCTGGAAGGAGCAGCCAAGATGTTAGTAGCCGATATCCAGACAGCTATGGAGGATAAGTATTCTCTGCAGACCTACTCTACAGCTAAGACTATGCGGCAGATAGCTTCGGCTGTTCGGTACTACAGTCGCTACAATCCATACATAGTCCTATACTCGTTTACTACTGTGTTAGATCAGAATGCCTATGATCTACCTACTGGAACTATTGTGGTAGTAGATGTCTTATGGCCAGCTGACGAAGCTATGACTGTAGTAAACATAGGAGCTCTACGAGAGTCCATGTTGAGACGACCTATTCGCTACGATCTAGTTTCCGAACACGTCATAGAGGAAATAAAGGCAGACGCCTTCTATACTGCATATCTAGGTAACTGGAGCCTGCAGAATGCCCAGATAGTTCTAGTTCCAACACCTGGCGTAACTGGTCAGGATGTGCAGCTCTGGTACGGGAAAGTGCATGCTCTCAACGAGGCCGAAACTGCCTATACCACCATACCAGATGCGGATCTGGATATAGTAGCTAGCTTGTCACTAGCAGAGCTTCTACAACAGCTTCAGATAGAGGCTGGTTCACAGCCAGACTATGCAGAGGGACTAGGTAAGGTGACACATCACTTCCAGTCTGCTAATCTGTACAGTGTCATTGTGGAGCTGCGTAGACGAGTTAAGGGCAAGTATGGCACAGGGATGGGAGCCGTAGGATGAGTCCGATCAACTGGGTAGCTCGTAGAGCAGACACTGCTCGTATAGTTTCTGAGGATGAATGGACGATAGTAGTCTATCGCAAAGGTCGTACTCCAGACCAGGCTGAAACTACCTACACATTCACAGGAAGGATACAGCCGGTAGGAGGCTTCGGAAGTAGAGCTACCGAGAAGAAACCTACTGCACTACCAGGAGAGTTAGGAGTAGGGGAGGCCCTATGGGGTATTCTGGCAGTCTTCTCTACACCGGCTCTTAGAACTGGCGACGAGGTACGAGCTACACAGGTAGCTACTGGTATGGAGCGAACCTTTGACACACTGTACTGTAGTAAGTACGCATACAAGATAGAGGTAGTGATGCATGAACGTGAATGAGACGCTTGAGAAGAACGGTAGCTTTGTACTACCAGGAGCTGCCCAACAGCAGAGCTTCCTTTGTGCTCGCTGCAGGAGCTCAAACGTAACGCTAGTACTGCGAGAGGCTACTGCACAGGAAGAGCATCAGTTGTATATTCGTCTGGAATGTTCTAACTGTGGCAACTACATAGAAACAGGACTGGTGCCTAATGATAATACGTGACACCTCTGAGTTCATTTGGAACTTTCTTAAAACAGATACAGCTGCTGCTACCTTTAGAGGCCTTGTTACTAGTAGAGCAGATAACGTACTTGAAGCTGGTGATCTAACTATTGACATCTTGAACACAGCTGTAAAGACCCGCAGAACTGCAGCGTCTACTTCTGAGTTGTTAGCTGTATCTGTACAGGATGCAGGAGAGGCGCCTGCCGGCGGGAAGATACGACAGCAGACGGTAGCAGTACGTCTATATGACAGAGGGAGGGGCTATAGAAATATACGAGCTGCACGAATAGAGCTAATGCGCATCTTGAACGGCCTAGGTGGGTGTATCACTCCTGGCCAGAGTACTGGCATGTTACTGCTATCGTATGCAGGCAGGGGTGGGCATATCTGGGATAAGACCTTCGATGTAGAGTATGAAGGCGTACTGTTTCGGGCACAAGTAATGTATGAGGAGGAAGACTAAGATGCCTATCACGCAGAACGAAGTATCAACTGGAATAGGGCTTAGAAATGCACGAGTGGCCCTACGGGATACAGATGGTGTTATAAAGATTCCATCAGGTACTCCCTTCAACGAGGCCTATCCAGGCCTTCTGATCAGTGGTGTTCTAGGTTTGAGTATCTCACTCCCAGAGGCCCAGAGAATTACTGCTCGGGGAGATGATCGAGCCTACTACACCTTCTCTCTACCGCCCACGGAAGTTCCTACTGGACAGCTACGCTCGTCTAAGACCAACATAGACGTGGTAGCTCTACTGACCGGTACGAAGACCTTTGGGTCGAGCACTACGAAGAAAATCGCCTTCGCCACAGATGAACAGGGCGATGAACCCGAGATAGTATTGTGGGGTATGCAGCGCGGTATTGACTCTCAGCCTGGAAGTACCACCTTCGGGCAGAAGGTCTGGCGCACCTACATCCTACTCAATGCGTTGGCCACAGTACAGCCGTCTTCTATGGAAGATGCTACTGTAGGCGAATTCGTCTACTCGCTGGTAGCAAACGACGCTACCGTAGATGAGAACGGACATACCTTCACAGCTGGAGATGAGGGTTTCACTGCTGCCTCTATCATCCTGGTAGTCTCACTTGGCAAGTACATGCTGGATGCCTTTGAGGGTGATGGCACTCACCGTACCTTCAACCTGTCACAGACACCGCGGACTGCGGCGATCATCACTGTGTATGTAGACGGTGTGTTGCAGGTAGTGACTACGGCCTATACAGTGACTGCTGGCGTGGTTACCTTCGAGGTAGCAAGCTTACCGGCAAACGACGCGAAGATCATGGTGGAGTACGAATACGACTAAGAAGAAAGGGGACCCATGCGTAAGGATCTAGTGAAGTATCAGGACGATGACTACAACGTAGAGATAGAGGTAGGGCAAGCATCTGTAGCTATGGGCATAAGGCGCTCAGAGGTATGGTTTGATTCTCGCTCAGGTGAGCTAGCAGAAATGCAGCTACTAGCTAGAGTAGCTATTCTGCAAACCTACCCCGCCTGTATAGCAGGAACTCTCTCGGTAAAGAATCTCCCTAAGCGAGATACAGAGGGAGAGCTTCTACTGGACGAGAACGGGGAAGAGATTCCTTATCCAGAGCAGCTTGACATAGATAAGCTTACTCTAGAGATCTATCTAGCTCTACCAGAGGCTCTCGGATCTATCTGGAAAGATGCCATCTTCAATCTAAACCCGCACTGGCTACCTTCACTACCTAAGGAAGAAGTGGCGGGGGAAGTAGGGGAGCCAAACAGCGAGACGAGCTAGATACACAGCTCCTTGTTTGGCTCCTCCGAGAGGGCAAGCCTCCTACGATTGAAGAACTAGATGATGAATCCTGGGAGCTGCATACGCCAAAAAGATCCTGGTCTATATGGCGTATGATGGAGAACTCTGGTTGGAGACATTTGCCACGCGAGGGAGGCGTACTAGACCAGGACGATGCTCTTATGGCAGATCTTCTTATCATATCCTGGCGCAAGGGCATTGTAAAAGAACTCATGAAGCGTGGACCATCAGTGCCTACGAGGGACAAGCGCAATGTACCTAGTACTGACAGTTAAGTCCTCTGGGCTAAAAAAGATAGATGGTGTCCTGCGGGACATACAGGTAGGAATAGCTAAGACGGAGAAAGCATCCGCACCTGCGGCTCTGGCGCTGGCTGTCTCTACTCTAAAGTCTCGCTTCTATGAAGAGGGTCCTCCGGACTGGAAAGAGCTGGCTCTTTCTACCCAGCGCCAACGAGCAGCACAGCACTATAGCCCTGAACATCCTATCCTACGTAGATCAGGTAGTCTGTTTCGTTCACTAACTGACTCTAGTGATCCAATGAACATACATAGCATACGCAAGTATGCTCACCGTTCAGTAGGGCTACTGGGCACAAAGGACTTTAGATATGCTGTACTGCAGTGGGGCAACGAGCTCGAAGGCGGCTTCATCCCTGCACGATGGATGTGGCCTAC